CTCATTAACTGCGGATATAGTTCAATGGTAGAACGCTAGCCTTCCAAGCTAGATGTTGAGGGTTCGATGCCCTCTATCCGCTCCAGGTGAAACATGGACTACGATAGAAAAGAAGTAAGACACTATCTAAGACTTAATGAAGCCAAGATCAAAGAGTTGCTGGTTGAAGCTGGCATGGCTTCAAAAGATGATGAAGTAGAGTGTACTTTCGTAGGACCATATCACTCACGTGAACCACTAGACTACACAGCTCCAGAACCAGGATACGTACAAGTCAAGGTCATACCTGCGAAGTCCTAAGGACGGAGGTTCTATGTATATAGTCACAGTTTGGAAGCAGCATAATGAGACTGCTTTATTAGACGTAGTGAGACATGTTTGCTGGAACTGGGAAGTTACCAAGCAAAACTGTCTCCTTATCTACGTGGGCGAAAACTCTAAGGAGGATCACAAAATTGTGTATCCTCCTGGAGTTTGGAAGGAAATCAAAGCCTACCGAGAAATTAATGAAGATTGAGCTAGGTAAGAACACCAAAGGTGTAGTGGAGATGGACACTGGGTTCCTGAACCACCACGTTGCTGTTTTTGGCTCCACTGGCTCTGGTAAGACAGGCCAAGTCATCAGCATGATTGAACAGGCAATGCAGCAAGGCGTTCCTGTGTTCATGGTTGATGTGAAGGGAGACCTAATCAATGCTCTTCAACAAGAAGAGTCCATACTTCAGAAGTTGGATGTCAGGATACTTACTCCCGGCGCCACCCACGGTACCTCAGTCAATCTTTTTCTGGGTCTCAATGATCCTAACACTGGTATGGCTACTCTTGGAGAGTTGTGCGAGTTGATTGGCATTAGTCGCAATCCTATGCGTAGCAAAGGGTTTGCGTTTCTTGCAGCAGTCGTACAGGATCTACATAAGCGTAAAAAGCCTTGTAGTTTGAGGATACTCATGGAGCAGTGCCAGGAGCCTCAAATCAAAAAGGTTGGTGTGCTACCAGTCGAAGAAGCAATCTCGCCTAAGATGCGAAAGGACTTGCTTCTTAGGCTCAATGGTTTATTCTGTGATCCAGACATGGCTGACTGGATGCAAGGGATAGACTTGGACATACCCTGTCTACTCGACTCTAACCCTGATAAGACGCCTGTTATCGTTTACTCGGTCGTGCACCTGGTAAATGATGATGAGCGTCTATTCGCGTTGACACTCTTCTTTGAGAAGATGGTGGCATGGATGCGAGAGAAGGGCGGAAAAGAGAAGATGCGTGGGGTCCTCGTCGTTGACGAATGCTACGGCATGATGCCTCCGCACCCGCAGAACCCTCCTACCAAGCCTCTACTCATGACCATGTTCAAGCAAGGTCGTGACTACGGGCTTGGAGTCATTTGTGCCACTCAGAACCCCAAAGACGTGTGCTACAAGGTTCTGGGTAACTGCCATACATGGATCGTAGGTAAGCTGCAAACTGACAATGACCGCGGACGCGTCCTAGAAGGTGTTGTTAGTGCTAGTGGCGGGGATAGGCGTGTACTAGGTAAGGTCATGGCTGGACTAGGCAAGCGTGAGTTTGTCCGTATCCACAATGGAGAAGCTTCCAAGTACTACTCTCGTCAGTGCCAAGCTCTTCTGACTGGTCCTTGTTCGATTCCTGAAGTTGAGACTATCCACGCTTGGTTTGACCCTAAGTCTTTTGCCAAGAGGATGTGGGAGAAGGCTCTAAGTGTCTTCAACAAGGATAAAAGCGATCAGAGCCTCCTTTCTCTGCTACATGCGGAGAATAACTACAGAAAGGCTGGAGGCAGTCCCTAATGAAGGACTTTCTGTTTGTAGTTTGCTTTTATGTAGTGATCATCCTATCATTGATAGGACTTCAATCCCTAATGCCTACTCTCACGTGTTTGGATTGTACCAAACCTGAGGGCTGGAAAGCGTTTAGATGTTACATTTGCGAGGAAGAATGACATGGATCAGTCTCAGCGTAAGGAAGTTGTCAAGCGTTTTCCCGATTCCACACGGCGTGGCTTCATGGAAGGCTTGTTAGGGAACGAGATCATTGCTAATGGAGCAAACTCAGCAGAAACTCAAGCTTTCCTCCTTGGATATCAAGTAGGAGAGCAGCTAAGAGAAGGTAAGGTCACTTTTGAATGAATAGAGTCACTACAGGAGAGTTATGGGTGGATAAGGAGTATTGGGAGAAATCTCTTGGTAATCCACCCTTTTCTGCATCCTGGAAAGTAGTCTCTATCACTTCTGAGCAGGTAGGCTTATCTGGTCCTGGTCCTTGTCGCTCCTATAAGGTAGAGCTCATAGATGAGTTCTTCAAGAATTACAGAAAACTATCAGACGGATAACCTACTTAATGGAACTACAGCCTAAAAAGCTCAAGGTCAGGGTAAGAATGTCCAAAGATACTATAAATGTCTATCATATAGTCATGTTAGGCATTCTCTGCATCACGTTTTTGGGTACAATAAGTCAATGCGAAAGCTCTCCAACTTTATACTATGACTGCACCAACCTATCTTCTTCTGAAGAAGAAGATAAGCTAAAAGCAACACTAGCTTGTGTTGAGATTGGTTGGAATCAGTATAGAAGCGATTGTTTGAGACAAGTACGTCAGAGTTTTTGTAAGCCAACAACGGAGAAGCCTAGAAAGAAGTAACAAAGGTGATAGATCAACGAATAACATCTACTTTTAGAGGATTCTATAGCGACCCACATTTCGGTCACAAGAATATCATTTCGTTTTGTGATCGTCCGTTTGCAAACGTACAAGTACAGACAGATGAGCTTATCTTGCGTTACAACAAGCTCATAAAGCCTGATGACTGGGTCCTATGGCTAGGTGACGTATTCTTTAGTCACAGTGCTTGGGAGGGCCGCAACGTTCTAGAACGAATGAACGGACAGAAGGTGCTAGTCAAGGGAAATCACGATGGTAGCGACTCCAAGATGCTTAGCATGGGATTTGCTCTCGTAGTACCTGAAATGCACATCATGATTGCGGACAAATTGTGCAAGCTATCCCATTACCCTTATGCTCTCACGCCTGATGAAGTCAACAGGCTCAAGAAAGAGGGCAAGCACGTAGATTTGCGTTATGCAGGTAGGCGTCCTAAGCGGGTAAAGGATGAGATTCTGATTCACGGACACACTCACTCAGCTGAGAAGTACCGGAATAACATGGTTCATGTTGGTGTTGATGCGTGGAACTACGGACCAGCACTAATGGAAGAAGTCGCTTCAATCGTTGAAGATCTATAAAGAGGGAACAATGTCAAACTACAGCTGCAACTTCGTCAAGCTCCACATCCACGGCACCGATCACGAGACCATTGATCGCAATACTGAAGCAAAGAAAATTGCCAACTTCCTCCAGCAGCATCTGGAGGAACCTCTCATGAATCATCCGGTCTACGAGTTCTACGGCATTGAATGCGACATGGAGATCCATGAGGGAGAGCTGCCTGCAGCACCTGCAGCACCTCCTGCTCTCCCTGTCGATGTAGAGGGGATCAAGTCTTCACTCAAAGAAGCTATGAGTGACGTGCTTGGTGCAGACGCTAATGTGGACGTCAAGGTCTTCACTGTAGGTGACGGAGCTGAAAACTCTGGTGCCATTCTCAGGAGAATGACGATTGAAGAGCTTACCTCTCTTCGTGATCGCCTCAATAGCGAGCTGGCGCAACGCTGATGAGTGTACGAAGACCTGGAGTGGGTGTTGTTGTTGGGCGATTCCAAGTACCGGAACTAACAGAAGGGCATGTCGCGCTTCTTGAAGAAGCTGGCAAGCATGCCAAGATGTGTGTAGGTATTGGAGTCTCAAGTCAAACTGTCACTCAGGATGATCCACTAGATTATCCTTCTCGTGAACAGATGCTTCGAGAACAATACTATAAAGCCCAGATACTACCTATCCACGATCAGCCCCTAGACAGGATGTGGGTACAGACGCTTGATAGGATGGTAAGCACCATCTATCAGTTTGCTCCCATCACATTCTATCATGGACGTGATAGTGGTTTTGAAAAGGTCTACAAGGCCAATGGTGGTAGATACGAAGTAGTAGCTATCGATCCCGTAAACAACGTTTCAGGGACGGCGGAACGTGAAAAAGTCGCACATGGTGTGGAAACATCGCGTGCTTGGCGCGCTGGAGCTATTCATGCTGCTTACAATCAGTGGCCTCGCATTAACTTCTGCGTGGATATTGGGGTTACCAGGCTCCTCAAGACCGTCAACATGCAGTTTGGTCGATTTGAGCTTCTCGTGGGTTCTCGTGTCGATGAAGGGGGCGCTGTTAGGCTCCCTGGCGGTCATGTGGATATCACTGATAGTGGCTCATTGGAATCTGCGGTTCGGGAGCTACAGGAAGAGACAGGACTAGAAGCTCTTCCTAGTGATCTACACTACGTAGGTAACTTCCGTGTTAAGTCTTGGCGTAAAGCTAAGAACAGCGCCCTCTTCACTAGCTTGTACCATGCTGATTACAAGTTTGGTGCTGCAAAGGCGATGGATGATATTGATCGCGTTCATTGGATCCCTATAAACGCGATTGATGAAGTAAAGTGGGCAGACGATCACTACATGCTCGCAACCCAGATCCGAAGTTACCTATTTCGGGAGACATCAAATGAATCTAAACCTACTGAAGAAGACTGACTCCTACAAAGTAAGTCAGGCGGTTCAGTATCCTCCTGGTACCACACAGATCTATACATATCTTTCAGCACGAGGCTTAGCAGACGACTGGCCTTTTGGAGATGACCTCCCTGAGATGACTTTCTTTGGTCTTCAGTACCAGATCAAGAAGTACTTCGAGGGTCAAGTAGTCACTGAAGGAAAGGTGACTGAAGCCAAGAAGTTCTGGGACGCACACTTTGGTGCTCCTGTGTTCCAGGCTGACAAGTGGATGTATATCGTTGAGAAGCACAACGGTTACCTTCCCATCCACATCAAGGCTCTCCCTGAAGGTACGGTGGTGCCTGTAGGAACGGTTCTCATGACTATTGAGAATACCGATCCTGAATGTTTCTGGCTTACCAACTACCTGGAGACTCTTCTCGTACAGCTTTGGTATCCAAGCGTCATTGCTTCACGCTCTCGGGAGATGAAGAAGATGCTGTATGCTGCTCTCAAGAAGTCAGGAGATCCTTCTCTTATCGACTTCAAGCTGCATGACTTCGGTTACCGAGGATGCACATGTGATGAGCAAGCTGCGATCGGTGGTGCTGCTCATCTCATCAACTTCATGGGCACAGATACAGCTCCAGGACTGGACATGCTCATGGACTACTACAATACAGAAATGCCCGGATTTAGTATTCCTGCGACTGAGCACAGCACGATCACCAGTTGGGGTCGTTCACGTGAATCTGATGCTATCCTCAATCACCTCAATCAATATCCATCAGGGCTGATTGCGTGTGTAATGGACAGCTACAACGTCTATGATGCTACCCGTGATATAGTGGGTGGTAAGCTCAAAGACAAAATCATGGAGCGGGACGGTACATTTGTGGTTCGTCCTGATTCAGGGTATCCGCCTTATGTAGTTATAGACCTGCTAGAGATCCTTAGGGATACTTTCGGATGCAAACTGAACGAAAAAGGTTACGAAGTACTAGACCCACACGTTCGCATCATTCAGGGTGATGGTATTGACCCTGCGATGCTAGAAAAAGTCTTGACTAGAATGATCGATCATGGCTGGAGCGCTGACAACATCGCTTTCGGGTCAGGAGGTGGTCTACTACAGAAAGACGCAAACCGAGATACCTTCAAGTTTGCTGCTAAGTGCAGCTCCGTTACCATTGATGGTATGGATTTTGAAGTGTATAAGGATCCTGTCACGGACACTGGTAAGCGTTCGTTGAGGGGAAAACGTGCAGTTGTACGTGATGCTGCGGGACTACCAGTCAATGTCCATGAAGACGACATGGAGGGGCGAGAGAATCTCCTCAAGACTGTCTTCATGAACGGTAAGCTCCTGAAGGAGACCAACCTCTCTGAAATGCGGAATCTCAGCACTGTGTGGTAGTTCTGGAGGAGGAGTAATATTGATGTACTCCTCCTCATCTCCTAAAATGTCAATAATGATCATGCTATATTATAGCAAGAGTGACTGCAGTATACCAATCGTTTGGAAGGGACCACGTCTTGTGCGTCGATATTAAAAGGGAGCATATGTTTGCTCCTATTTACGTGCGAGTGACTTGTATTGATGAAATTGTAGCCGCTGGGGTCAATCTAGAGATAGACGACTGGTATTTTGAGTATCAAATCCCTCCTTCCATCTACATTTCTGAGGAATCGTTTAGTGTGCTAAGACGTTACATACTAAACGAGATCGCAAAGACCTCAGCAGAGCTAGCGGGGCATAATTGCACTGAAGAGATGCTTACTGCGGCAAAACTTGCGTTTTACAAAGCGACTATCAATGCTTGTGAAGATTTCTATGGCATGACACGTGATGAAGTAGACATGTTGTCCATAGAATGGACATTTGAAGATATAGGAAGGTTATGAAAACACTATTCTGGACAGTACTCTTGACGTGGTTCACTGCTTGCAGTGTAGACACAGAAGGGACGAACAATAATGACTCTCCCACCACGGTCACAACAGAGCGTGAAGACGGCGAGTTTGCTGAAGGCTTGTTTGAGGATGGAGGAGTGGAGCGCCCTATCAGGCTTGGGGAAGAGCTGGACAGACCTTCAGAGGGTGGTGTAGAAGAGGACAGCAGCCTTCCACCTATTACTAGCGATGATTGCTCGCAATGTGAGAATCCTGCTGACTCTCTTGTAGGGCTAATGTGTGCTAGTGTGGGTTGCGATGTAGGCCCTATTCAAGCCCCTACACCTCCTCAAGAGCCTGAACCCTCTATCTGTGATGGTTGTGATGAACCAGATTTAGTCACAATAGCGGAGTGTCAGAAAAACGGCTGTATATGAAGGCAAAACTGCTCACATATTTGACGTTCTTTTTGAACACTGCCACCATCTTATGGTCATATAGGGGGAAGTTAGGAAACATGCGTGAAATCTGGTATGCGGTAGCCTTCTTCTTGTTTATCGCAAGTATTGGCGTAGTTGGAGGGCATAATGACGCTCGCCAAGACTGTGTTAATAGGTGTAAACCAAGGGTAGCTATCAGTTACTCTGTTCTGCATTGTGAGTGTGATAATGGCCCTATCAGCTGCGAATAAAAAGGTAGCTTTCCGTGTTGACTGCAACATACCTGCATATTGGTATAATGCAGGTGTCAGAGATGTATTTCGGTTTTCAAACGATTTTGGTCAGTTCTTTCAAGATGACGATGTGGAAGAGTTAGTCAAACACTTTCACTATCCAGATAACTATCTTACGCCATATAATGTTTCCACTGTCAGTTTTCCTTCTGCTTCTCTAAGAAGGTCGCTTTCTTGGCGTGAGAAGCCTAAGCTTCGTAAGTCATATTTTCAAGGTATGTTAGAGCAGATTGCGATCCAGCAAGATATCTCTGACATCTACCATTCTGTCAATCTCATAAACAAGACTGAACCCCTTTCTAAGATCAAAGAGGAGACAAAACCAATGCCTGCCAAGAATCGTACTATCAAAGCAGCCCTGCATGGCACCAAAGCCGCAGCTGCGGGAGAGGCAGCTGACAATGCTGTCAAAGCTTTGGAACGAGCAGTGGGTACTTCTTATCCAGAAGTGCTCAAGACACCCTTCGGGAGGCAGATTGCCAAGTTCCTGCTGTCCACAGCAGTCCTCGAAGTCCACACCAGGGCTCCAGGTACCCTTCCCGTCTCAGAGGGCCTAGCGAACGCTTGTGAGCTGGTTATCGATGAGTCGGCACGCCAGACGATTGCCCCTTTGCTGAAGAAGCTAACTCCTGCGCTCAAAAGGTTGGCTAAGGCTGGTGTTGAGCTACAGAAGGTAGCGGGAGATGTCGAAGAGTAATCGAGAGCATAGGTTTAACAGCTTGATGATGCCTTTTGGCAAATATCACGCTACTAATCTAGCAAATGTCCCTGATGACTACCTTTACTGGCTCTATAAGAACCTAAAGGTACATCAGCAACAACTCCACAAGATCGTTGAAACTCTCTTGAAGGAGAGAGGTCATTCACTCAAATAACACCAGCGCCTAAAGGACGCCATTCGGAAACTTTAGGTGAAGACGCGGCCCATGGTTACTGCGGCTGGTGAAAGACCTGACTGCTGGAAAGACAGCTCTGGGGGCCAGACTATATTGGATTTTCCAAAAGTTTGGCCCCCAGATTTTTTGTGTTCATGGAAATGTAAAAGACGTGAGATTAGAGTTAGAGTACAATAATATGTTAAAATTTAACTAACTGCTTAAATCTCGTCTTTCAGGCGCGCGCGTTCTTGCATCTGCTGTTTAGTACTGTACCACTCATTACTTGAGTTCTTGTACGAGTTGCTCTTATGAGGTTTGCACATAAGGCATCCTCCACGTCTATTCTTTGGTCGCTTTCTTTTGTGATGGGCCATACTCTCTTGTTCCTAAGATGTAGTCAAATAGAGGAGACGTTACTCCCCAGTTAGCGTCTTGATTCTTACCCATATGGTGGTCATAATGCCACGGTACCCACTTCATCGCCCACTCTGGATGCAGGTGAGAATAACGGTGGATAAGGTAGTAGGAAGCTGCCCCACTAATAAGTGAAGATAGCAGTAGAGGACTGAGAAAGTAGATAGGGCTGTGAAGGAGAGCCACACCACAAAGTGCTGCAATCTCCTTGCCCGAAGCGCTCCACGTTGGCCAGCCTGCATAATCATCATCCTTGTAATGATTCATTCTGGCCTTTCTGTGGTGCTGTCTCCAATGGAAACTGAAAGGACTGTTAGGTTTCTTACCTAATCCTTTTCCGTGCAAGACATATTTGTGTAAGAACCACTCTAAAAACTGGACGTACACTGTCCCCAAAACAATTACAGCTAAATCAGTTCCCATTAATCTTCTCCTGCAAACGCGAACACCGCCCTCCTTGACAGACGCTCTAACGCAATGTTGCAATAATTGATTGCATGCGTGAAGTGGTCTTCACCAGTAAAGACCCACTCAAACTTTCCTGCTCCTGTATCAGGATTAGTTTCATTCCATCTCTTGATGTAACGGTGCAAATGAATGAAGAACTTTTCTCTACCAATCGCATGTGCTCTAAGACGTCCTGACTTTTCATCAGTACATGTCTGTACCAGCGCATCAGGATTAGGGATCTGCCAATCACCGTTCCTGAAGCTAGACAGAGTGAGAACAATACTAAGGTAGCGTCCTAACATAGCTGTGTACTTGAAGCGTAACTTATCTCCTGCTTTACGGAGACCTGCTTTAGGTTGGGGTCTATCCATCCATTGTACTGCAGATGTTCCTTGTGGATTGTAGAAGGAGATGAATGCTCTACCTGGATAAGCTGTACAAAAGTCAATAGCTTCATCATAATTAGGCATACCATCTACGAGCGCCATTTGAACGTTATATTCCCTCATTAGCTCATGGGCTCTAAACCACGGTGAACGTGGACCATTAGGTCCGTAGTATACTGGATTATTTCTCTCTACAATCTCAATATGTCTGAGACGCTTCTGATTCTTATACTTAGGATCGATATCAGCGATAGTGATGTAAATGTAACCACCACCTTGATCGATTCCCATAGCAGTCTGTGTCTTGCTGACATCATCACTGCCCCAATGTAGCTCAGGATTGATGCATGCTTCTAGCTGCTCCAGTGTGACACCACGATTCTGCTCATCTACGTATGGGATACCAAGCTTAGCGTTGTAGAACTCTTCCTTGTTGGTAGTTCTCATGAAAGTGTCCCAAATCTCTCTCAGAGAGATGTACTTGGACGCTAACTGTGACACATGGAACGACGTATAGTGTGCTGTAGGGTCTTGTGCGATATAACGCCCATTCTGTGAGTCTATGATCTTGTACTTGCATCTAGGACACCTAAGGTAAAGCTCCCCACGCTTCTTGTCGTCGACGACGCAGTCAGGGAAGGTAGCAGCCAGGTCTACGCCGTCTGGACAGCCACAGAAGCTATGCCAGGTGTGCCTGGTGCCTTCCTGAAATCTCATGTCGATGTCAGCGCCTGGAAGGCCCGCTGTGGACATGTAGATACGAGGAGCTTTGCCTTCACGTTGGGAGTGAGACATACGCTCTAGGGCCTGGTCGATGTCCTTGCTGTTACAAAGACGTACCTCATCGAAGGCCATAAAATTCATAGGCATGGAGTCTTTTGAAGCCTGACCACCTAAGTGGAAGACATACAAAGTAGACTGACCTATTCTACGCAAAGCTAGTTTAGATCTGTCAGCTTGGTACAAAGACTTGACTGTGGGACATGAGTCAATGACGTCACTGAGGCGGTTCTGTGAAGTGATGTCTGCTAGGTCTCGTGTTGGCATGTATAGACCCGCAGCTCGGCCTTGATTCTTTTCACAGAACCATAGCAACTTCAAAAGCATGTAGCTCGTTGCACCTAACTGGGCAGCTTTTCGCCATACGATTTCTTCGTCATCACACAAGTAAATTGGTAATAAATACCTGTGATATTCAAAGTCTATTTTATTACCGTCGATAGTAGCGCCGCTGGTCTGGGTCCATAGCGCAAACGAGTCATCAGAAAGCTTTGCCAAGTCGGCGATGCTGACATCCTCTGGCTTGATCTTAGGCTTGCTGACTATTATTGACGAGTTGTACTTTGACTGTCTATTCTCCAGTTGTGTTGTCACAAACTTCCCTCATATTCTATAGCTGACTCGTAGCCTCCAGGTAAAGGACAGCACGGTCATTAGGATTCATCTCTACAAAGTCATAGACAAAGTCTAGATAGCTATCCCAACGGTCTCTACCAATCTTATTCCAAATCTCTAAAGCATACTGAAGAGAGTTCTCAGGAAGGTTATTAAACATTGAACCTGCGATGGTGATCTTGGGTTGAGGTAGCATATTTAGTACTTTTTCAAGTGAATTGAATATTGTAGTGGTTGGACCTAAAGCTCTACCTTTATAAATCGTTATCGTCTGTGTCTCCAGGTCCAGACTCACCTGTCCCGATAGATTCGAGATTGCGCTCAGGTAGGTTGGTTTCAACTTCTCGTTCAGCGCTTTTAACTCTTGTACTGTCTCCTTTAGGTTGGAGGAAGGAGGTTTGGCTGATACCGATTTGGAGGAGTCCTGTGAGTGCGACATTGATGTCTATATTCTCCTGCAGACAACGTTCTGCGATAGGTGCAAGCACCTTCTTTAGGGAGTTAGTTGCTTGAACAAACATATGATGTTTTCCTGAAGCAGGAAAGACAATAAAGCTGCAAGGTACACTACCGCCAAACTCATCAAAGATGTGACTAAGAACAATACCAAGATCATCCAGCATCTTTGTCTTATGGGCAGAGTCGGGTGTGGAGTTACGAGATCCACCATTTTGCGAAGGCGGTGTTGTACCTCCACTCTCTGTCTCAATCTGATACAGTCTTGCAAAATCTTCGTCATCAGCAAATGCCATACCTTCCATAATGGTGTCAACATCCGTATCAAAGTCTAACTTAAGATGATCAACAAGGCTAGTGAATGCTCCAGCATCCTGAGCACCACGAGAAACATTTCGTCTTACGTTTTGAAGGGCAGCCTCCAGCTCATCCCATCTGTGGACAATGCATGGGAAGTCTACCATTCCTAAAGACTTGCCAGCACGGAAGCGGTGGTTGCCAGAGCGGATAGTGTAAGTGTCATCCTCGTTCACGGTCACTAAGAGAGGTTCATCAAAGCCGTGCTTCCGGATATTCTCCTTTAGGTCGTTAAAAACCTTTCGACTTTGCTTCTGTGTGTTCCGTGGATCTTCCTTCAGCTGCGTAACTGAGAGCAGACTGATGTCATGGACTTCTATTTGTTCCCTCTTGCTCATTGTATTCCTCTAAGATAAGTTTGATAAGAAGCTTAAGAGACGTTGATCTAAAGTCCAGTACTGGGACAGTGATAACACGGTTCATTACAGCTTCCGCATTAGGGTAACTTGCTTTTTCTCTATATCTAGCAGCTACCATAGGCTCCTTATGGAGCGGATTGATTAAGGTTTGTGCCATGAACTTATGCTCTTTGAGCTTAGCCACAGCTTTCTGTGCATCAGGAACTACTATCCCGAACTCTTCATTGTAAAGTGAACTTTCCCACAGTACTCCTACTCCTGTACCTTTAAATGCTTTAGAAATACGCTGGAAATCTGCTTTACGACTATCTACAAGGTAAACCCTGTCATTGTCTAGTAGCCTCTCAAGATTCTGTTCTTGAGCTTTGGAGAGCTTGGCATCGTGTCCTAGAACTCCGTCTCTGGCTGCATAAATCATTGACAGCTGCTCTTCATAATCATGATAGATAACCGCACCCTTGTCAATCATCTTATTGAGATCTTTGATCATAAAGGTGTACGGATAAGCTTGTGCTTCGTTTCGAGGATGTGTAGGAGAGTATAGTATGGTGACTGAGTAGGGTTTGAGTATATCTAAGAGTTCCTTAGGAATAGGTTGCCCTCCTATCTCACAGAACAATGTAACCATACCATCCCCAAGTTCATTTATGGCTTCCTTGAACAAAGAAGGATCCATATTGAACGTGGACTTGTCGATGTCGAGTAGCAAAGGTACTGCACCAGAACGCAAAACGCCCCCTACAACAGCAGGAGGCGCAGTAACTGGCATGACGACAGGGAAACCCTTTACACCACTATTTAGTAGCTCCAATGAAATTTGAATGGCACGCTGAGCACTGTCAACAACAACGCTCTTTTTACCGAAGTATCTTTCCCAGTGTCTGTCTCTCTTTAGATGATAAAGATGACTTAGCTCGGGTGTCTTATCTACATCGCTCTCGCAGGACATGTGAATCGAACTCCATTTCCAAGTGATTGTCCTCCGCGAATAAGTAGTAGTGGGTGTGCATGAATGAATGATACAATGCAGACCTGAGCATCTTATCTATTACACTCGCGATGGCCAAGGAGAAGCCTAGCACAAGTGATGCGAAAAGTATTAGTACCCACGCCTTTTGTATTTCAAAGAAATACAAGACAAAAACCCAGGGAAACCCTAGCAATACAGTCAGTCCATACTTGACTGTAGTGGTGAAGAAATCAGGAGCAACATAGTGATACTTTGATAGTGACAGCATGGTGTTACGAAACCTGGTGCTGAAGTCGTCAATATCAATCTTCACTTCGTGTGTTTCCTGATTCATTCTTCTTCTCCAGAGCTTGACGGATACGATCAATATAGGTTCTGTGAATGTCACAAGGACCGTGATGATTCAACAGCTGCATGTGAACTTGCGTTCCATATCCTTTGTGAACGCCAAACTTGTATCCAGGATACTTCTTATCCATAGAAGACATGATACCGTCTCTATGAATCTTGGCTATGACACTTGCTGCTGAAATAGGGACAACATGCGCGTCGCCCTTAATCAAGGTTACTTGCGGGACTTCGGTGAGGATGGCCACCTTTCCGTCCATGGCAATGAGTAAGTTTTCATACTCATTGCCCAGCGCACGGACTACGCGGTCCACTAACCTAGTATACCCCAATCGCATCGCCTCGGCCTGACCTTTTTCAATCAACTCCTCAGTTTCTACGACCTCAAGTGCCTGAAATATAATACCTTCCGTCGTTTGGATACGCTGGTAGGCTTCCAGCCTCTTCTTCGGGCTAGGGTTGTAAGCTTTCGAGTCCTTGACATCCATCTCAAAGTTTGGAGCAGTCACCACTGCTCCGATGACCACAGGGCCTGCTAGAGCGCCTGTCCCAACCTCATCGATCCCGATGATGACCTGAGCCCTGGCAGCCTTGACGGCCTGCTGCAGCTCGGCTCTGATGGTATCCTTCTCTGCCGCTGCAGCAGCAGCTTTTTCAGCACGAATACGGGCTAAGCGTTCTTTACGCTTCTCTACAAACATAAATTCGTTCCCCTCGTATGGTGACCTAACTTTACGCCAGCTCAAATGAACCTCTCTTAGTCGCGCCAGACTCGGGTACCAATTATGACATCGTAGATGGAGCTATTATCTACTAAGGAGGCTACTGAAGCTACTGGCTGGTTCTTTACTTCAATATCATTCCCAGGTGTTCCACCAATTAAAGTAAATGCTGTACCATATGAAGATAGAACGGCACCTCTATCTAGATAGTATCCACGCTTACTTGCATTAGTTGCTTGTCCGGAATCAGCACCTAGAACACGCATAGTGGCGTTACGAGTCAGCGTAATAAGATGTGCATTACCTCGTGCTACTACACTATCAATACCATAAGTTGTAATATTACCACTATCTGTAGCATAGATAGGAGAAGTAGTACCACCACAGTCAGCAATGTTATTAGAAGATCCAAAAGTACAATAACCATTCTGCAAAACTTGTGCGTATACGGTACGACATCCTGAGAGAAAAAATGTTCCAGTATTTGCAGTTTGAACAAAGTTTAGAACAGCATAGCCAATTATTGTAGCAGATGTTGATATAAAGAGATAGTTATCTGTATAAACTGGATTACCTTGAGTCAGGTCTTCCATGTTAAGTCCATTACCTTTCCAAACATCTTGGTAAGCAACACCTGCAATTGTAGGTGGATTACATAAACCTAGGGAAGCATCCCATCGTTCAGTTTGTCCACCAAACCAGTTTGGAGAGGCAAATATAAGAACATGAGTAATCTCACAATAAACCCCGCCAGTAAAACTACAACCAGACATCAATATGGTTGAGCTGTAAAACAGTAGTAGATGATAATCACCTGGAAGTGCCTTATCAGCATGGAAACGAATGTTTCTAAAAAGGAATCCACGGTCATAAGACACAGGACCATAAAGACCATTAATTAGTATACGGTAATCAGGTACATCCAGGATAACTGTGGGGCGTCTTAGCTCGAACGTTGTACCCGCAACGAATGCAGCTTCTAGATCAGATGTGAACTCCATCACGTTGGTAGTGTTGTTGCACCGTGAGACTGCAGTCTCACGCCCTATCAAGTTACTTGTAAGGTAAACCTGAAGGCCGGAATACTGGTCGTAGCTTGTAATGGCAGGAGACACTGTACAAGTATGAGAGTCTGTAACTGTGAGAGCTGTAAGAGTTTCAACAACCTCGTAACCAGTGTCTCCCACCTGACCTGCACCATCACCAAGATGGATAAGGAAAGCGTTCTCTCCAAGTACCATATTAGGGATGGTCGTAGTTTCATACGTACCTGAGCCCATATGAATAACAATGCTTGCATTTGCACGCTGAGGTAACAAACTGTACACACCTGCAAGAGTCTGCTTTGGTGTAAGTGAAGTTAAACCATCGTTAGCATCTGAACCGTTTGCATCAGACACGTACAAGTGCAGTACAGAATTAGTAATTGCTTTGTTATGTGTCCATTCATTTGTAGCTGTGCTGTATATTAGAGTATCACCATCTTCAGCTGTATCAAATGTTCTACGAAACTCATTAATAGATTGGTTCATAGACATCGTATTGATATCCGGAAGATCATAGAGAACAGAGCTATTAGTCCCTAGAAAGTATCCTCCAGAAGCTGAAACGATGGTGACTGCATCTAGAATAGTTGTAAAGGGTGAGTCAATAACACCTGCTCCAGCTAGGCGAATTACAGGTACAGCACCATCTACAATGAAAGAACCTTGGGAGCCTAGCTCTAGAGTGCCTTCTACTGTAATAGCTTGTCCAGAAGTTGGATTCAGTTCAACTTCACCGTTAACAAGCATCTGTCCACCATGTCTAATATCTATACTACGCATAGATATTAGAGCATCTGTTAGACTACTACCTAATACCACACGAGATAAATTAGTGAGAGCTGCAACACCTCCACCATAATATCCACTTTGGAAAGAAGCATTCATAGTGGAATAAAACAGAGAAAATGCATAGAAGCTACCTGTTAAATCTTTACATCTTCGGATGGTACTTCCAGATGTTAATGCAACTAAACCACAACCACTCCACTGAATAAGACTTGTAGGAGGACCCCAGGTACTTAGCCCAGCAAAATTAATAGCGTCATTCGCAGGCACAGATGTAGCTGAACTAGTAGGTCCTGCAATAACTGAACAGGCATCTTGAACACCAGCAGATAAGAAGTTTAGGTAAGAACATCCCCAGAATAGGTGCGTATTATCAAATACGTATACTGGTAATGCAACAGCAGCAGCACCAGTACCTACTAACTTAATGTTTCTCCACTGTACAAGACCTGCGGAAGGTGGCCAAAACAGATCAGAAAATGGAGGCTGAACATTAGAGACGACAGGAAAAGTACTACCAGCTGCAATAGCTCCTGTGTTCAGATCAACAGCAGTATCATCTGAAGGCAGGTAGATATCGTAGCTATCTCCAGTAGAAGGTGCGCCTGATAGAGCAATGTTTAGACGAAGTCGATCAACAAGAGTCTCTACAACGAAGCGCTCTTCACCTACTTGAGCACCACTAGTAATTTCAACGAACTCTCCGTCATATTGTCCTGCAGTAAACGTACCAAAGATCTCCATATCTGTGGTGCCTGCAGCTGCCGTAAGGGAGGCAGTAACAGTCTTCTCACCAATAATGGTAATTGGTGCACGAACCTCACTAGGGTCTAAGCCTAACCAGACATATCCTCCAGGAGATTCTTCAAACTTAACAGTAACAGGGTGCTCTACAACCAGCCCTTGGAGTGCTGCTGCTAGTGGTGCACAGGTAGCCCATGCAGTAGCAAGAGTGGTACCATCGTTACTATCACTACCACTAGTACCGTCGATGTAGTAGAGAAGAGCAGCAGTTGTTACGTCCTCATTGGAGAACTCATTAATAGTAGCCTTACGTGTTATTCCGCTCTGTACGACCGGGACATACTCATCGCCAGTTAGAGGGAGACTAACGTTAGGCAGTTCAGAAATCTTGATGTTTGCCATAGTCTATGTGATCGCAAGAACGTCAATACCGTTCTCGGCTAGTAGGAGGTTAAGTCCGGTCTCAGTAGTCATCACAGTTACGAAGTTGGGCGTAAGCATGCCTTCTGTTCGTAAGATGTCTTCATCCTCTGTAGTAATCCAATCCTCTGCTACCTCTGTAATAAGAGCATAGAGAGGGAAGTAAGGACGAAGTCTACCTGCCAGACCTATACGTGATCCTCCTAAACGGCGACCATTGATATAGACATATTTAACCATCTCCATAAGAGGGCTGATCCTAGGATCCCCTGTTCTGGAGCCAAAAAGAACGACAACCTGAGCTATCTTTGAACTATTTGTAGCACTCTCATGGCGTGCATAAGCATCCATTGAGTTGTAATCCAAAGGCCCAAAGAGAGGTTGGTTGTCGTTTTCTCTCACATAAAACTGGTTAGGTCTACCTACTTCAGTCAGTCTAGTGGGTAACGGGTCTGGCATGAATACCAGTTTAGCATAAACTTCCTATCTTTTCAAAGTACCATTCTCTAGCTCTAGTACTTACCTGCTTACTTACTTCATTAGGCTCAAGGTCTGAAGCTTTCATGAGATCCATCTCCTCTGAGACAACATCGTCTATGAACCACTTGAGATAGGCACCCGTGCTGGAGCGATCTAGAGGCTTTTCCATTTCTTTAAGGTATTCAATACCTTGCAGAAGACGGGGTTCTGTTACCACAGCCTTAGCAAATTCAACAGCACTCTGGATCTTTTCCAGGTTAGCGCCTATGCTCTTCACACTCTTCACCTTGGTGACTGAATGCTTCTCTCCCTTGGTTTTGAACCAGTAATCACTACTCATCATAGGATTAACAGGACGCCAAACGATGCCCTCACCAATACCTTCGTGACCAAATGCCTTTCCGACTGGGCACATGTTTTCCACTTTGTCAGTCAGAGCAGCTAAAATAGGTGTCACATCAGCAGGCTTCGTGAAGTCAATGATGAGATTATATCTCTGGAAGTGTGCAATGTTGTAGATCCTAGAAGGCTTGTGACTGAGAACGGCAAACTCTCCTAAGGTCTCATAGTAGTGATCGTCTTCATTAATCTTCTGTTTGACACCGAAGATGACAAAGAACTTCTCTTTCTCCTGATGGATGGCACAACCTTGGTTGATACCAGCACCACACCACTCACCATAGATGATAGCCTGGATCTTGCCATTCAATGTCTGAGCCCTGGCACAGAGCTTGCGCACCTCTTCCTCATGGGAATGTACGAAGAAAGCAAAACCGTTGTTATCAGAGTTAGGTGTGATTATACGGTTTCGTGATTGAACTATTAGTTCCCCTGTTTTGATATCCACATAGAAGGATCCGTTGGTACCATGGAGCTTTACAGATCCCTCATACTCCACAACAGGTATAGGCATTCCCCTATGCTCAGCATCCTCTTTGATAAGCTTTACTACGTTCGCATACTGTGCAATTTTAGGCCACTTTTCCATAAGCTATGTCCTCTCATACTTGAACTCTAGACCATCCCATACGTATCTGTGATCGATATCAGCGTCAGGTTGGTCTAAAGGCATTGCCACCAATGCAGTGTTAAATGGTTCAAGCTCCGCTTTGGTGGCAAACTCTGTTGCTGATTCTAAACAGCTAAAGGCAAGGTATCCTACATCTTCATCTTCATTCTCGTGAAACATCATGTAGATTTTGTTCACTATAAGCTCCCCTAATACCCGCAGGTGACATAATCCTGCGAGCCTTATTAACCGCTTCAGCTACTCTCTTGATGTGTCCCTGTCCTATGACATGGGAACCCATATTGAAGAATGTTCGATCGCAGAACAAACAGTCTTGGGACTGGGCATTGCTGTGATGAAACTTATGCTTCGTAGCAGTCCAACTTTGATGATTACGCCGATTAGTTTCCAAGTCAAGTCCACAAGTTAGAATCTTTGTCGTCCCCATGAGGAGTGATAACTTCTCGTCACTCGTATCATGTGGGTGGACATGGAACATCGGCGCACAAGGTCCCATCTGCCTGCGGATGAACTTCTCTAATAGAAAAGCTTTTCTACTAGTATAGGAGAAGGGGCGATATTGTTTGTAGGGTCTAAGCTTTACCCCACGCACATGGTTCGCGCTCTCATGAAACGAGTAGACCAGGCTCACAAAGAAGTGTTCCTCTTGTGTATCCTTGAAGCGAGAAGGCTCTACAGCGCCAGGAATATGGCCTCTGACGTTCGTGAGTGCGGGACCTAGCCCATACTTTCTGGCGCCTGAGGTGTATGACTTGCTGAGCAGGTTACGTACGTGAACCATTGCAGCATAACAAGTATTGTATTCACCTGTAACTTGATTCTCTACAGCACAAAAGGTTTTACCTTCCTCTTCCAAACATTCACAGGAGAGGTACGTGACTTGCTTGTCAATAGATCCTAGTGTGAGGTAGTGAAATTCATGGGGTGAGTGTATGCAACGTACTGGTTGACGAACCCATTCGATCGGAAGTGTCATGTAGTAGCCTCCATATTCCTCTACGGATAGTGGTCTTAGGCTGCCATCTGACGAACGCACGGATACGGGTTGTATCTGCTAGCTTCCAGCTATCAATACGCTGCCTTGCATACATTATTTCTATAGGAAGATCCTTACCAGTTAACTGCACGATACTTTCAGCTAGATTCTTTAGTGTTATCTCCTCGTTATTCCCCACATTGAATATACCAGCTCTCAGTTTAAGTAACCGCTTTATTGATTTCTTCACACAGGTAAGGAAGTCTTCTTCATGTAAGAAGGAGCGTACCTCATAGCCTGAACCTAGCACGGTGAGCGTTTCATCATGCGCAGCTTGGTCTAAAAGGTTATGCACAATACCATGGTTGATGTTAGGCCCATACACATTGAAGGGTCTAAGCACCATCACATGTCTTGCATTACAAAGCATGGCAGCTTCGCTCTTGATATAAGAAGCCTGCATCCATGCTCTAAGATCTAGAGATGAGGGGATAAGCAATGGCCAGTCTTCGCTCATTAGCCCCTTGGGGCGAGACTCTAAGACGGTATCCAATGCAGTGTAAACACAACTTGAGGAGAGATGAAGGACAGGGATTTCAAGAGCCTTGGTAGGTTCTACAAGCCCACCCCAAACACAGAACTCCGGATCCTCATTCCAATCCACGAGATGATACCCTGATAGAATGAGACTGTCTCGGACTAAATACAGTAGAGGGTGTTTGCCCTGCACTACAAACCGAATGTGCCTCATTCGTCTAGCTTAGCACCACAGGTACAGTTTGCCAACTGGGCTTTTACATACTCAAGGCGCTCCTGAGTATCGAGCAAAGTTAGTGCTAGCTTGGCAGCCCTCTCACGGGCTTCCTTCACATCATTCCTCAGCTTCTTCATCTCGTCTTGAAACACTTTGTTCATTTTCATACTGGTCCTTCATCCAAGTAAGCATGCTTAGGAAGGTGGGCATATCCATACTCACTAACCATCCTGCAGGGTCGTTAGTCTTCTTAGTAAAGACTAACGGGGGTCTACCATCACTATCATTCCTGGCCTGATGGTAGGCTTTGAATATGTTTGGAGCTTTCATGTTCTTGCATTCAGCCCAGAACTTGAACCACTCAGGTCCTACAATATCAGGTTCATCTGCTTGAACACGTCTCTGATAGCCACGACGGAAGTCTTCATTGAAAGCTTTCTTGAGAGTGTTACACACTTCACGCTCTCCTCTAGCTCCCTTTTGTCTAGAAGCCTTACCTATCTGTGACTTTGTTTTCTTTACCGCCATTCTGCCATCCCCAATACTTTGAAGTCTACGGGGAGTGGCACATCTTCACAATGATGTGTGGATTGCAGATGAACAACACAGACGTCATGCCTCAATGTCCCCTTAGACTCACTGAATCTGGGCCTCGTTGCAAATGGGTAGAATCCAATGAGGTTGCAATGGGACCAGATTTTCAAATACCTTTCCTTAGACGCAAAGATGTTTACTCTTACGAGCGCGATTACCTCACGGGCATGCTCCAGCGCCCGAGCTACGTGCAGAGTATCCTGTCCTTTTGAGTACGGAGGATTCATGACAGCGAGGTCATACACTTTATCCTTAGCATGTGTCAAGAAGTTAGAGCCCACAACAGTGTGGCCCTTATCTCTAAGCACCTTAGCGAAGTAGGGATCCAGCTCGATACAGTCAGGCATGAATCCAGTTTCTACTAACGCATCAGCCAAGCTGCCATCACCAGCAGAGGGCTCAAGGATTGTATGAACTGTGGAAGGCACGAGGTCAGTCATAAAGTCTGCTACGTACCGAGGGGTGAAGTGTTGGTCGAGTTCTGAGCTAGGCATTCTTTTTCCTTATTGGACGAGTTAACGCTTCCTTAGGATCCATTCCTTTGGCAATGCGTTTGTAGATTGTGCTCTTGGCCAATCCTAACTCTTGTACCCACTCAAAGACTGTCTTCGTTACACCCTCTAACTCCACGTGGATGTTGTCGCGTCTGTTGTGGTTCTGCTCTGTCCGGGTTATCCAGCGGACATTGCCAGGTTCATAGTGACCGTTAGTATCGATCCTATCTATTGTGAATTCAGGTCCAGGGCGCTCTCCGACGCACATGACGAAAGCTTCAAAGCTTTCTCGGAACATTTCACATACCTGGATACCTCGCCCACCGTAGTTTTTGTAGTTGGGGGCATGGGGGTTGGTACATCTTTGTACCATGTTCGTCCATGAAGAGTAAGTGCCAGCAAAACGATCGTCAGAAACAACAGAAGAATTTCTACGAGCCACGCTGGCAGCACAAGCTTTGCACATAGTGCTTTTAGCTTTGATAAGATCATGTAGTCTTACATCTTTCTTTTCACCACAGTCACACTCACACAAATAGTATTGACGGCCCTTAGAGGATTCCTCTAGGACCGTCCAACAACCAAATCTCTGTCCAGGCTCTGTGGTCTTCATAGTAATGATGTTTTACCGCATGAAGATCAGCAGGTCAACTAATAATCTGTATCAGTTTCCCCTTTTCTATTCTTCCAAGTCAACCCATCAGTGCTTACTAACCAAGATGGATCATTCCAGAGACAGTTCCAAAGGTTGAAGTCTGGGAGGATACCCCAGCTATCTCCTTCATTCTCACTTGCCCATACCTTGAAGTCTCGATAACAAAAAACGAAAGGGTAACCAGCACAACGTGCCCAGCTACCCTCTTCCTTCATTGCTTTGTATGCTTCGATAAAGGTATAGGTCTTATACCTAACCATCATACCTGAAGCCTTTGATCCTATAGAAGATGTTTGCAGTACGCCCACAACTAATAGGAGCCCAATGCCCTGCTGGCTTATCCATCGTGCCGCCCCAGTGGAGAGCCTGAGGACAAGGATCAACTACCTCGCCATGTCCCCATCTCCATACAAAGTCGATGACCTTGTTCCAGCGTGATCCTCCCCATGGGTTCTTGACCCTTGGAATAGGTCCCCATGGCAGCTTCCTGATGGTTTCTTTACGGGAGTTAGAGTCCTTCCACACTGCACTGTACATGCGAATGAAGCGCTCGAAACTCCTCTTACCACCCTTCCTTTGGTAAATGGAATACCTTTTTGAAAGGACGTAGGCAATAGGGGCGTCGTCCGCACGATTCCTATCCGACTCTCCCATGAGAGTACGAGCTAGAGTATGTTGGGCCTTCACAGTCCACTGCTCAGCCGATATTGGTACTGCTATAGCAGTAGAAGCAAATGACACCATCAATACCGATAGTAACAAAACTTGCAGACAACGTCCCATGTTCTCCCCCTTACAACTTCAAGTTTTTGAGATCTGCAGCAGAGGGTACGTGAATTTCCACTTCACCCTCTGGAGTACTGAACAGCTGTATGAGGCGTGCCTGTACTTCATCGTCAGGAACTTCCATAACTACTGTGCGTACTTCCTTGATCTCTTCATCTTTCACGATTTTGATATCATAGTTGCAAGCAACAAAGCGCTGGAAGCGCTCAAACTGCATAAGTTGATGAAATAGATCACCCCAAGCAGTTAGTAGGTTGATTTGAATCTCTTCGGGGGTCTGTTCTTTATTCTCGTCTACCATTACAACTCCGTTAGTACGTAGTACACAGCTAAACTAAATATTTGTAAGGTAAGTATGAGAGCAACTAGATACACTACCCAATCTCGCTCAGTCTTACCTTTGTACTTTAGACCTCTATGGTTGACTTGAAAGTCAACATCACCAGAGGTTATAGTGATAGCTCCAGGAGTAATGTCTTGTGCATAAACACCTCCATTACCTAAGAGTATTTCACCACAAGGGTTTGCACTCTGTATAGAGGCAGGTTTAGGAGGCTGTGCCACGAAGACCTAGCATGTCTTCTTCATGGTCGATAGTCTTACGATATTGTACAAAGCCTTTGAAGTTGCCATACCACACCTTGTGAGGAGCTATCTGAAACAACGTATCAGGGTCAACTACAATATCTCTTACAGGAATCAATCCTCGATACACGTCTCCAGGAAGACTACCACGAGCAGCATGCTCAAAGGGAGACATATGACCTGAGGTAAAGAGCCGTTCAAACAACTCTATGTCTGCTGCAAAGTCTCTCCTACCATCGTGTGTCAAATAACTGACACGAGCGCATCGACCGATAGAAACTTTGATTAGATCTTCAATGTCTAGCTCATCATACTCTTCATCTAGGATGAGAGGAAGATGCCATTCATTGGGCTCTAGTTCCTTAGGAGTACCCTGCGCATATAGACCCTTCATCAGCTGAGCTACAGCTTCAATATCCGGATGAGCTTCAGGGTGTGCACGAAGGTTGAAGAAGTTGCTCCACTCTGTGGCTGTCACGATGACTGTGTGAAGCATGAAGGGCTCAAGCAGACGATTAGTAATCTGCTTATGAACCCCTTCTTCACTAAGGGCTGAAGCTACTTCTACAGCATGACCAGTTCCAAGGCCCCATAGCATACGGAGCCTACCTATTTGGTCTAGGTCTGTGATCTCTTCCTCAGCTTGCATGCCCTTCTGATTCTTACCCCAGTGCCAAGGGATGTATCCTCGCTCAAGAACCATCTTGATCATCTTGCTGACTGGGATGGCACGAGAGGATCCTGAGTTGCGAGAGAATATACGATGTGTATTGAACTCTGCTAAGACAATGCGAGGGAACATGATCTCAAACGTGGTGAGCCTGTTCCCTGCAAAGAAAGAGTCTTTTAGAATACGTGCTGAATGTAGCCCGCTTTGACTATATATAGGATTAGGAAGGTTCATATTTCGCCTTATCATCGACTTGAGTTTGAGTAGTAATAAGGCGCTTCACCTGTTCCAAATACATCAGCACCATTGTAGCATCCAGTCCTCTAGCAAATGCTACATTAAGCATAGTAACTGCAAGGACTGCAAGAGCAGTAGGGGACATCCCTTCTACTGCTTCCTTGGCTTTTAGAAAGCATTCTTCATCTTTACTTGACATGCAGATTCAGCCAATCAAGGCATCCACGGGCGAACTTGATAGCAGGCCACGACCAAGTAGGTGCGTTGAAATCAAGCCAGTCAAACGCCTTCTTGAGATTCTTCTCCACCGCCTTCGTCCACTCAGCAGGAACAAAGTTGCCAAGGCAGTACAGGACTACAGCCAAAACAATGAGGGGCATGAACAGCCATGCCAGGAACGCTACAAGCTTGATCACATACCAAGCTCCAATGATGGCACCCAGAATGACGGCACCAGATACGAATGATTTATAGTTCATTACCTCTCCTTAGGCATCGTTAGTTGTTCTATGATGCGCTTCTGTTGTTCTATTACTTGTTGTTGAGCATTGTAAGCTCTGATGAGAACCCCGTACTTAGCACTGAGGTTTCTCTTCTTGGTCAGCTCATTCTTCCAACGACTGGTCAGAATCTTTAGTTTTCGACTGTACATCGTAGGCTTCACTTAGAGTAAACTCTATACGATCAAAGCACTCAGTACAACCATCACAGTAATCCTGAAAGTGACAGTCTTTGATCGTTTGACCTTCTTTAGTCCACCCATCAGACCAAGAGTTTAGAGACCACCCATGCATTGTCACGTATGCTATCTGGTGTATCTCAAAGTGAGAGGGAACGTCTATAGAAGCCAACCTAATCCTCCTAGCCACAACCCGAATAGCCCGAGGAGCATCACACCGTGGTGTACCTTGAGCTTCTTTGGTATCAGGAATAGTGCCAAGACGACAGCCGTGACACAGACTAACCCGATACGCAAAGATTGGACATGAGCAGCCGTGCCTGCAGCACTGATATGGACGTCCCCATAGACTAGCCCATACACGAGCAGAGGCAAGCCCAGACAGACCGTGATATCGAAGATGTTGGAACCTATAGCGTTTGCAATAGCGTCGTCGTAATCACCCTTCTTGGCGTCTTTCAAAGAGATGATTGTGTCAGGAACTGAAGTGGCAGCTGCACCAAATACTACAGCTGTAAGGAATGCAGGTACTTCCCAAGCCTGTGCCAGGGCGACAACTGCCCACGAGAGTCCGTAACATAGGACACCAATGAATGTGGCAGACACACTAAGGTAAAGCCATGCTTTACCTGCAGTCATCTCTTCCTCGTCATCATCATCATCATCATCTTCTTCCTGTGGATTGGCGCGTCTATAGTTGCGAGTCTGCAACCACAAGAAGGATAGATACCAGAGATATACACACAACAACCCCAGTCCCATGTACCAGTCAAGAGTGGTTCCTGAGAGAAGTGCGATAAGGATCAGTTCAGCTGCAATGAAGAAGAGACCGTCTCGTATGACTGTCTTCTTATCCAATGTAATGGACGTATGCTGCTTTCCCCAAGTCACCGTCAGAACAATCAATGCAGGGATGATGACTGCATTGAAAACAGCGCTTCCTGCACAAGTAGCAATGCCTGCAGAGAAGCCGTCTACATCTTTGAAGAAGAACAGCAGACAGAAGGTGGTCAGTAACTCTGGAAGGGAGGAACCAATGGCGTTGATAGTTGCCCCTCTAACTCCTGGTGGGAAAGCTTTCCCAACAAAGTCAGAGCCAGCCTCGAAATAATCACAAGCCTTTGCTATTCCAATAGATGCGCCGACGATCATCAGCAACGCAATTAATGTCATTTGATACTCTCCTCTAGATCCATTAACACTCCAAGCACAACAAAGATTCCCCGGAGTGGCAGGCTAAGCGCGTACATCACAGGGAAAAGGGCTACGAATGCTATAAAACCTATTACACCATACATAGAGCCTCCATTAACATAATTACCCCCAACTAAAAAACCCCCTGTAACCTTCAAAAGTTACAGGGGGCCGACCTTACAGGTAGGTCTTCAGTTCGACGAGAGATACATGTCGAACAAGAACTGTACATCCGCAGGAATGTCACCCTGCGCATTGGTCTTGAGATTGCTCAGAAGAGCCTTCTCCGTCTCATCCACCTGCCCATCTCCATGGATCTTCTCCTTGAGGTACGCAGCCTCATCGGAATCGATCACACCGGGACTGGTGTCATCTTCCAACACGTAGCTGGAGATGCTGTCCACAAACAGCTGAGTCCAGCTCGGGTCATTGGCACGACCCGACACAACGTCATTGAGATCGAAGATGAAGTCTGCTTCCTCACGGTCGATCTTGCCATCTGCATAGATGGCGGTGCGGATCTGAGTGACCTCCTCCGCATCGATCACACCATCCGCAAGGACGGCAGCCTTCAAACTCTCCAAAGTTACTTCTTGTTGTTCAGTCATGTTTTTTCTCTCTCGTTCTACTACCTGTGTTATTTCGTACAGATGGAAAGCACGTTCATCCTCTCCATCGAAGCAGCCTTTCCAAGGGTCTCCCAGAAAGTCTACTACGTACACTATCTTGTCTCCACACCTTGGAATACTCGCATAGAGTTGTCCATGTCGGAGACGAACATATGCTACTTGTTCCCCGTCATAATAAACATCGTACTGTTCAGGACAAGCAGTACATGTTTGTACAAAACGGTAAGGGCCTATGTTCATAGCCTACTTATTCCTTCGAGTTTTAGTTCAACTCGAAACTGTTCTATCTCATATTCATCTAAGTAAGTAGGTTCCCTATTGATATACATCACACGTTTAGGTGAAATGCGTTTTAGTTCTTCCCACTCACCTTCTTCAGTCAGGCAGTAAAGGAAATGATAGCCTGACTGCTCAATGACGCGATAGTACTTTTTGTCGAGGTACATTGCACACTCACCGCGCAAGAACTCCCTCTTGACTTTTACCTTCTTGCTAATGGTCTTATGCCTAGTCAATGGTGTTTTTACAAAGGTGCCAGCGTCTGGACTCACCCACCAGTCAACCTTATGTTTCTTGATTTTGTACAGGCTATGTGACAAAATAGGCACCCGGGGCAGGAGTCGAACCTACTAAACGTCTTTCAACACAGTAAGTCTCGTCGTATCTATTCTCTTACTGACAAAGCCGTCACTTTGCTTTCAGACCAACAACAAGATATTTCACTACCTTAGGTGCACCTTAGGGTAGCTTTACCGTGTTTCGCTGTCCACCGCCAGCGTTGCCCGAGTAAAAAACCAGCAGGGTAGGCTAAGGATTGATTCTGTTGAATCACCTACCCTGCTGGTACAACGAACTAAGCGTTACGTGCCAACCACGCTAGCTGTCCATAGCTCAGTCCTTCGGCTTCTGCGGCAGTAACACAAGCGACCACATCGATCGAACCCATGTCATTGTCGAGCTTGTCCAGGAACTGAGCTGCACCTGGATCGTTACCCACCTGTACTAGCGTGAAGCCGATCCTTGGACGTCCAAACTCCTTGGCTGCTGACTTGATGGCTTTGATGACAGCTCCTTCGCTGTCAGGACGACCATCTGTGTAACCAATGATGACGACATCCTTATCGGACATACGTGCTTTGGATACAGCGTCATTGATTGCAGCTGCAAGGTTAGTGCTTCCCATGTTCCCGAAGCGACTGAAAGCGTCATGGACGTTTGCAGCAGTGACTCCGTCGAACATACGAGACATTGAGCCGAAGGCGACCAACGTAAGTCCGTCGTCGTCGTACTGTTCAGCCTCGCGTGCAATGGCTCCTGCCACCTCTTCTACCTCACCTAGACGATCACGTCCGGGCATACGGTTGGAGGCAATACCCATGGAACCTGAGCAGTCCACGAGCATGATGGCATCGAGCTTGGAAAGCTCTTCAGCCGAAAGACTTGGCGTTACATCTTTGCCAATCGGATCTTTCGGCTTGATCTCCTGACCTTGGTCAGGTTCTTTCTTTGAAAACCAACCCATTCTGCTTCTTTCGTAAAGGTTTGCGAAGAAGCAGTGTTCAGGCTGCTGTGACGATGTCCCAGAGCTGCTGGGAGTTCTGGAGACCCTTGAGCGTGCCGACCTTGCTCTCGTTCACCAGCTGCGCACCGATGGGAGAGGTGTTGTCGATCTTGGCAAGCACAAGCACGTTGCCTACGTCACCCGTATCGAGAGCAACCATGTTGGTGTTGCCCTTGTCATCCACGATGGAGACCTGGACATCACTTCCTGCGAAACGAGCCTTGTCACCCTTCTGAATGGCACCGTAGTCCCATACCACGAGGTGAACCTCGCTCATCTCTTCCAAAGAAGTGATGCGCATGGTCTCTTCATTGCCGCCCGAATCGACTGTGTCACCCACACCCGCATCGCCAGAGAGCTTCATGTAAGGGTAGCCCTGCAGGTCACCCTTCTCACCGAAGTAGACCATACCAGTCTTGCCCGTCTTGTCTTTGTAGATGGCTGCGAGATCGAAATCTGCACCCGTCTTCCAGCTCATCTTGACCATGAGCTGCTTCAAGGACTCCAACGTTGCTGCTCCACCCTTTTGCTTGATATCCATGTATCTCTCTCCTAATGTTGTACTACACTCATGAAGACATCTATACTACTATGCAAGTCTTCAATCGTACCATTGTTAGAGAGCAGGCAATCAAAAAGCTCTGGCTCCATGGACCGCTGCTCCCGCTCGGATTTATGATTAGTTATCCCAGGCTCACCCACGTCGTCAAGAACTTTCCTGTCAAGCTTGACGATTTTGCCGCCCCGCTTTGAAAGCTGTTCAATTTCGTTTCTGAACCTGATGTCGCTAATCACAACACCGGGCGGGGCGGATTGTTTCAACAATCCCTGACTTTTCTCATAGACGTAAGCTGGCTGGATAACCTTTGGCATTACGACGTTGAGAGCGTAATCAATCCATACATTCTCAAAATAGGTTTCTCGCCCCCACTCTGTACCGAGAGACTGTAATACGATGCGGGGAGATGTCTCACCTTTTGCTAAATGGAAACATTTGTCCTTAAAGTCGACGTACCATTCCAGGAGCTGGGCCTGGTGTACCGTGCCGGCAGAATCTTGCGTCAGCTCTGCAAGCCACGCCTTATAGTAGTGGTGGAACTGCGCCGTGACTGCATCCCAATCTGGCATGGCTTTTGCATTACGAAAGTCACTGGCGCCCCACATCTGTTTGTCAGTGTAGTTCCACACTTGTCTAACAAAACGCTTGAGAGGATCAGCTAAAGCAATGTGTACATAACCATAGTCTTTACTGATGTAAGAAGCTACAGTGTCCTTACCTGATCCTGCTAGTCCACATATTCCAAGAGCGGTCATAGTCCGTAATACCTTGCCTGCTCGTCAGTGAGCTTCACAATAACATCACCACGAGGAAGAGTATTCATGGTTCTGTTCAAGTCTTCTACTTCTACTTCAAGCATGTGAATACGCTCTAGACATGCGTCCACATACAAAGCCTTCTCGCTGTACTCAGTCTTGTCACGTCTGAGAGCTATCAACAGGTTGACTGCGTTGTCTCTACTCTTGACTAATTTGGTGAGCTTCTCTTTAAGTTCACTCAGCTCAGGTAGCATAGAGTTACGAACCTTGTGCTCAATAGCTGCAGCAAGATCTGCTCTATTTATATACAACGTCTTACCGTTGGTAAAGTCTAGTACATTCTTTTCACTCATACATCAATCTCCACAGTAGACAGCGCATTCTCTTTGGTTACAGTAATAGTCTTCTTGAACTGAGATTGAACACGAGGACTGTGTGTAACTACAAAGACAGTACCATACTGTGCCTTCTGATCCTTGAGCAGCTTGATAATAGCGTCAGAACCAGTCTCATCCACATGTGAGAAGACTTCATCCAAGAAGCGAAACCGTAGTTTCTTGTGGCTTCTGTATGCAGCAAGGTCTCCAAGTGCTAAAGCAATCACAAGATTGGCTCTAGCCTTTTCTCCCTCGCTCACTCCCTTCCAGCTCTTAGCTCCATGCTTGAAGGAAGTCTTGATCTGAAACTTGTCTACGACCTTCTTCTTCTGCGCTGTCTTAGTCGTAAACTCAACGGACATTTCTCCGTTGGATAGCAAGGT